CAACCAAAGTCTCCTCGGCCTTCTACCTCGATTGCGAAGACGAAACCAGCGGCGGCTCTCAGAATCAGATCCTCAACGCCCGCTTCGCCAGCAACCCGCGCTCGGTGACCGTCAACAAAGGCGTCGGGGACGAAATCCACTCGACCTCCCACGCCTTCGATGAAGCGTTCGTCAAATCGACCTATGGGATTCGGATTGAAGCCACGGCCAAACTGGTCAAGATCGGCCCCACCCGCTTCTCCGAACAGTACGCCGAAAAAGCGGTGCCGACGATCTCCAATGCGGCAGCGGCCAGCCAACTGATCCGCTTCGGAGACGTGGGGCCGGAGAACCAGAAACAGGTAATCCAAGAGGGCAAGACCACAATCAACTCGGAAGCAAGCGCCGGCACCTACAGCCTCGCTCCGCTGGCGAACCTGACACCGAAAGCCCTGGCGAGCGAATCGGGCCTCGTCGGAGATTTCTACTTTGACCCGGCTGACTATGAAGTCGCCGGCAAGACCACGAAATGCCGCGTGGTATCGGTCTGCGGAACCCCGGAAACCGCCTCCACGATCAACCACACGATCGGCCTCTATCCGATCACCGGGTTCATCGGCGCGACGACCCTGCTCGAAAACGTGGTCGGAGCGGTGGTCACCGGCTCTACCTCCAAATTCGAAAGTCAGGCGAAAGAAACCGTGGGGCACAAAGTCTCTGAAGCATTCACGCCCCCCGCTGCGGGCCTCTACTCGCTCGGCGTCCTGACCTCGGCCAAAAACACGCTCAACTGCCGCACCCTGATCTCGGCGCGGCTTGAGGTCTTCTGGGAATGATGAGACGGGCACTTCTTCTCTTCGGCTTCGCCTTCCTGCTTCTTCCCAGTACAGCGAGTGCTGTCACCGGGTCTGAATTCAACGCCCTAAAGGCGCGGGTCGCCACGCTGGAAACGAAGGTAGCGGCCCTACAGGCCGAGATTCCCCCGATTGAATCGCGGCTGAGTGCGCTCGAATCCCCCCCGGTGGAAGAACCGCCCCCCGCTACCAGCATCCTCTGGGGCGCCTGGATGGACGGCAGCACCTACGGCTCGCTCGGCGATGCGCCCTGGACGGCTGAAACGTGGAACCTATTCGAGTCGCACGCCGGCAAGAAGGTTGACATCGTGCATTGGGGCCAGCCCTGGGGCGCTCTCGACACCACCGCCCTCGGTCTAGTGAAGGGACGCGGCGCGGTCTCCCTGATCGACATGGGGATCGGCTCGACCACCCTGCAGGCAATCGCCGAAGGCCAGCAGAACGCCGTCATCGACGCCTGGGCGCAGAAGGCAAAGACCTTCGGCTCAGAAATCCTCTTCCGCCCTTGGTGGGAGATGAACGGCAACTGGTTCGCCTGGGGCCGCAGCGAACACTACGTCGCCGCCTGGAAGCTCCTCTACACGCGAGTCAAGGCGATTGCCCCGAACGTCAAGTTCGTCTGGTGCCCAAACGTGCAGTACGACGCTACCTCGACGGAATGGATCGATAAGACCTGGCCCGGCGAAGCCTATGTGGACTGGACCTGTATGGACGGCTACAACGGCGGGCCGCTGAAGAACTCGACCTGGATCACCCCGCCCAACCTCTTCAACGCGACCTATCAACACCTGCTGAGCCTGGCCCCGAACAAGCCGATCATGATCGGCGAGACCGCCTCCAATGAGCAGGGTGCGCCGAGCGGAACCAGCAAGGCGGCCTGGATCACCGAACTGCTCGGGAGCTGGCTGCCATCCCATGCCGGCGTCAAGGCGATGGTCTATTTCAATTGGCCCATACCGGAGAACGGTACGACGATGGAATGGCCGATCGAGTCCTCCCCGGCAGCCCAAGAAGCATTCAAGGCCGGGATCGCTTCGAGCTACTACAAGGAAGGCTAGATGCCCTACCTCGCCGTCATCTGTGCGGCTCTCCTCGCCCTCGTCGCCTGGCAGAAGCGTAGCCACGACAAGTTCATCGGCGAACTGATGGACGCCTGGCGGGCGGAGCGCTCAGGCCTTCTCACTCGCATCCAGCACCCGGAGTTCGTCGTCGCCCCCGCAGAGGAGGTCGTTCCCGACGAGGAGTTCCTGACCGTCGAAGCCGACGACCTGGACCTGGTCGGCTCGATCCAGACAGGAGAGCCCGATGGCGACAACAACGCAGGCTAACGACTCGGCGGGCCAGCGGGCACTCGCCGGCGCCACGGGAAGCTCCGATGTCGCGGAGCTGAAGGACGAGTTCCGCAAATTCAAAGAGGCCCGCAACGCCTTCGAGCCTGACTGGTTCCTTAACACGGCTTTCTACGTCGGCCAGCAGTGGCTCTACTGGAACCACGGCCGTCTCGACCGCCCCCGGCTCGCCAAGTACCGCGAGACAATCGTTGACAACCGCATCCTGCCGATCGTCACCGCGAGGGTGGCGCGGAAGGTGAAGAACCGCCCGACCTTCGTGGCGACCCCCTTCACCGGCTCTGAGGAGGACGTGGACGCCGCCCGGATCACTGAGAAGACACTTGAGTTCGACTGGGTCTACCTCGACCTCCAGCAGAAGCTCTTTCAGGCGGAGCTGTTCGCCGACATTGTTGGTGCCGGGTTCTGGAAGATCTACTGGGATTCGACCAAAGGTGAGTCAGCGGAAGTCGTGGTCGATCAGTCGGGTAAGCCAGTCGAACTTCAGGGGCGCATCCTGAAGGCCTCCGAGATCGGTGAATCCGGCCTTCCCCCCGGCATGTCAATCAAAAGGATCTGCCTCGGCGACCCGGCCGTCGATGTCGTCTCTCCCTTCCACTTCTACCCCGACCCCCTGGCAACCTCGCTCTCCGAGCTGGAGAAGTGCTTCGAGGAGAAAATCCGCTCTCCCGAGTACCTGAAGGAGCGCTACGGGGTCGAGTTGGAACCCGACACCGAAGTCTCGGCAGGCCCGGTGGAGTCACGGATGTTCAGCTCACTGATGCCTGGGACCTCATCCAGCTACAAGGGCGTCCGGGTCTATGAATTCTGGGCGCGGCCCAGTTCCACCTACCCAAAGGGCAAGCGGGCGGTCTGGGCGAAAGACCAGCTCCTCGCCGAGGAGGACGGTCCCGTTGACACGCTTCCCTACGTGATGTTCTCGGGGATCAAGGTCCCCAACCGCTTCTGGCCGACGGCGATCACCTCTCAGCTTCGCGGCCCCCAGGTCAACCTCAACAAGATCGAGTCTCAGATTCAGGAGAACGCCAACCGGATCGGCAACCCGGCGCTGATGAAGTCGCGCCAGGCCAACGTCTACTACGGCGGCGTCCCCGGCGAGGAACTCCTCTATGACTCCACCGTCTCCGATGCCGTCCCCTCCTACCTGATCCCCCCCAACATGCCGACCTACGTGGTCGATCAGGTAGAGCGGATCGAAGGCTCGATGGTCGAAATCTCCGGCCTGCATGAGGTCTCCAAGGCCACCGTTCCCACGGGCGTAACAGCGGCCTCTGCGATCAACCTGCTTCAGGAGGCTGATGACACCCGGATCGGCCCCGAGATTCAGGACATGGAGGCTTCACTTGGGCAGGCCGGAACGAAGATTGCCCGCCTACGCGCCAAATACACCACCGATGAGCGCATCCTGCGGATCGCGGGCGAGGACGAAAACTGGGACATCTTCGCCTTCCGGGGCGTGATGATGGGCGAGGAGCCCACGGTGGAGTGCCAGGCCGGCTCGGCGATGCCCCGCTCCCAGGCCGCCAAGCAGGCAGCGATCTTGGAGATCCTCCAGACGATGTTCCAGTACGGGCTCCAGCCCAACCAGCGCGACCTGCGCAAGGTCTTCAAGGACTATCAGGTCGGCGCCCTGGATCAGCTCTTCAGCGGCCTCTCAGTCACCGAGACACAGGTACAGCGCGAGAACCGCAACATGGCGCTCGGCGAAGCGGTGGAAATCAACGCCTTCGATGAAGACCAGGACCACATCGACGGCCACGAGGAATTCCAGCGCACCGCCCGCTACCTGCAGCTCGACCCGCAGATCAAACAGTTGGTCGAACTGCACGTCAACGCCCACCGCGAACGGCTCAAACAGCAGGTGGATATGCAGGTACAGGCTCAGTCCCAGGCCCAGCAGGCCGAACTCGGCCAGCAGCACCAACTCCAGCTTGAGCAGGGCTCCCACGAAGCTGCGCTCGACGTTGCCAAGCAACACGCGGCCCCCAAACAGCCGGAAGGCCGCTAGTGCCGTTCAAATCGAAGGCGCAGCAGAGGTGGATGTTCGCCAATCATCCCGCGATGGCTAAGGAATGGGCGGCGATGACACCCGATATTAAGGCCCTACCAGAACACGTCAAAGGGGCGCTACGGAAGCGGATCAAGAATGGCTAATCCCGAAGCACTCAAAGCCGCGATGAAACAGCTCATCGGCCGCAGCTTCCCTTCGCAGTTGGGCAACAACACGCGCTCGGGCTCGCTGACCATCTCCCCGAAAGCGCAGCGCCAGATCGAACGGATCAAGAAGCAGAATGGCTAGCTCGATCAAAGCTGCGATGCAGCAGATGATGAAAGAAAACGCCGAAAAGCCCAACTCGGGCCATAGGCCACCGAATCTGACCGTCACCGACAGCACACGCAAGAACTGCTCGACCTGCCTGCACTTCAAGGAAAACCGCTGTTCCCTCTATGACTACCGCGTCGCCCCCAACGAAGTATGCGATAGCTGGAGTCCGCTACCCGAATGAAAAGCCGTTTTGAAACCTCGTCCTTAGGCAAAGGCGTGCTCTATAAGGAGAACCATGGCAACTAACCCGGCACAGGCCAAGCTCGTCCAGAAAATGCTTACCGCTCGGGCCGGGGAACCCGAATATCTACTGAAGCGGCTGCACCCCCTGCCTCACTTTCACGAAAAGGAACTGACGCCAATTCATCCCGCTCCCTTCCGAGGGTTGCCCGGTGAACAACCCTTCAAAAAAGTGAGAACCTGATGGCAAGCGCATTCGACAAACTCGCCGGCAAACTGGCGAAGAAGAAGGGCGTCTCTGACCCGCGTGGGCTCGCCTATGTGATCGGGGGCGGCTGAATACGGAAAGGCTGGCATGGCTGCCAAATCGGCAGCGGGCCGCAGGAAGAAGGCGAGATGACGACCAAGACGAAGCCGAAGGCCAAAACGCCGAAGGCGAAGAAGGCGCGCAAAGCGCCACCGGACCCACGGCCGCTCTATGACCGGCGCTCCGATGAGGATGGGGTGGAAGGCCATTTCGTAGATGTGATCTCAGGCGATCACAAGGGCGACTACGGCGTCTTCCTCTACTCAGAGGGCGACACAGCGATCGTCAAGAGCCTCGCCTCGGGGACCTTTTCAACCCCGATCTCAAACCTTCACCCGGCCCTGGTCGAACGATGAGCAACTCACAGACGATGCGCCTCCTCCAGGCGCTTGAGTTCTTCAACTCCCGCACCCGAGGCGCAGAGCTTCCCAAGGGCGTCGAGGAGGCCATACAGGGCCTTCAGAAGGCGCTCGGGCAACCCATGCCAGGGCAGGACACCCCGGGCGCCAGAGCGGCCCTGAAGGTCGCTCCCGGCACCGATGGGACCGGGGAGAACTACCGCAAGGCCGCGATCGGCAGAGATGGCCCCTCACCGGGCCAGCGCCAGGCCAACGGCATCTCAGAGGAGATCCAGAAGGCCGCCGAATCGATCGTCGCCAAGAGCGAGTCCTAAGACTTCTTCACCAACACGAATCGACCAGGAGACCGCCACAGCGGCAGCCAGGGCCTACGGGTACAGCTACGCCAGGGGCAAGGTCAACAGTCGGGATAGGAGTACCGCATGGCTGACGACGTACAGTCTCCAGACGGGGACCAGGGCGCGGACGCTACCGACTCGGGGTTGTATGACCTCGACTCAGTCGCACCGGAGATCAGGGAGCAATTCATCCCCCATCTCAAAGCAATCGAAGGGAACGTGACCAAGAAGTTCCAAGAGGCAGCCGACTATAAAAAGGAGTGGGCACCCTACGAAGAACTCGGGCTGAAGGACATGAAACCCGAGGAACTTCAGGGGCTTCTGGAGTTCGCCAAAATG